CGCCAAAGAAACACAAGGCAATGTGTTAAGTTGGAACTTATTGAGATTTAAAGTTAAACTGGCGGGAAAAGAGATGTGCTTAGTGCTGTCTCTTGTAAAAACCCGATAATTAAAAAGTTAAATGGGGGTGGTTTGGGGGTCTTGAAAGAACATTTCGTCGTCTTGCCTGACGATTGGTTTGAAGCGTTTCCCTTCCAACATGCCTATGGTTGCTTGGAACCAGATGTGGAAGTCGAGAAACGTCATCAATCGAAATTTCTTTCCGTGTTTTGTGAGAGCGTGATTTATTTTAGTTCTTAAATCTTCGAAATAACTTTTTCCGTGGAAATAGGCAAATCGAAGACTATCGTTACAGTTGTCTTCTAAAAGTGCGTCTTGGTCTGGTGCCTGTCGTGTCCAATTTAGTAGCTCCAACAATGTGCTCTCTTTCATTATTGGTGCTTTGATGCCGATGATTGATTCGTGGTTGCGGAATCCTTGCTTTAAAAACGTGCATTCGTCTAGTGTTTTGAATTTTGTGATGCCGTCCTTTGTTTCGTTCGTGTAAACGATTCCGTATTCTTCTAGGTACTCGCTGATTGTTTCCTGATTGTACCATTCTATCACCTCGCGTTTGATTGCCAAAATGTTGTCATCTCCATAACAAGCAACTCTGACGTTTTGCTGGAATGCTCTCATACTATAGTATTGCCACAAGCCTAGTCGTTCAATTAAGCCTAACCATGCCAGTGACATATACCTGAAATTCGTTCTTGAGTTCAGTGGTGTTGTTTGTTGGTTACCGGAGGGATTTCCGCCATGAGTCATGTAAAATTCATCTTTTGCAAGCTGAATCGTGTTGCAAACTTCGTCTGCTAATACTTTTCTCACTTTGGAATCCTCAGGTGTCCAATCGCCGAATTGTTTGTAGTACTCATCTACGTCACTGAAATAATCTTCGATTAACTCGCCGTGTACTGTTCCATCAAAACGCGTAAAGTCGCCTGCCACGAAGCAATCTGAAAAACTACTCAGATAGGTGTACAATTCTGTCCACTCTAGTGACTGTGGGTCTATGCCTAGTTTGCAGTGTGAAAAACTGCGTGATGCCTTAATGGCTTACGTAAAATCCAGGCAATACTTCCTCATAAGAAGTGTCAAGTCCACAGGGCCTATCGTGAAAATCCTCGTTGAACCGTTCTGAATCTTCTCCAGTGGTCGTCGCTCGTCCTTCATGCAATCAATCCATACTGATTCTACTCGCTCGCCTTGTCGTGCTCGTTCCTCGCGCTCTATGAATCGTCGTTGTAGTTCGCTGTCGTGGATCCCTCCTTCGATGTCAAACAAATAAGCCTTGCCGCTTTCGCCTCTTGGTCGTGTGTTGATATAAGGCCATCCTGGGGATGTGTTCATTGGCAGTGGCTCAAATGATTGTTCAAACTCGGGAATCCCTTTCACCATCTCTAAGTCTGTGAGAAGCGCTGGTCGTCGTACT